AAACCACAGCATCAACCAGATCGTTGACCCAGGCAGAGTCCTATGCTTCGCCGGCAAATGGTACGACGAGAAAAAAGTCCACTTCTTCAGTGAGCACCACAACACTCACGAGGAAATGATCAAGGCCGCGTGGACCATGCTCAATGAGTGCGACATCCTCGTGACCTACAACGGGCCAAGTTTTGATGTCAAGCACTTGCAACGTGAGTTCGTCCTGGCGGGGATGAGTCCACCATCAAAGTTTGACAACGTTGATCTGCTCAAGGTGGCGCGTGGGCAGTTCAAGTTCCCTAGCAACAAGCTCGACTACGTGGCTCAGGCCCTCGGCTTGGGTAGCAAACTAGCCCACGAAGGTCAAGCCCTGTGGACTGCGTGCCTAGCAGGGGACGACAAAGCGTGGGCACGAATGCGCCGATACAACAAACAGGACGTCATCCTGACTGAGGCCTTGTATGACCGCATGGGTGGCTGGATTAAGTCTCACCCACACATGGGGTTGTTCACTCACCAGGCACGCTCCTGTTTCCGTTGTGGTGGCACAGCGCTGACCGCCAATGGTGTGACACGTTCCGCGTCCACAGCGTTCGCCTCATTCACCTGCGATGCGTGTGGTGCACAGTCGCGGGCCAGCACCCGCAAACATGGTGTGAGCCTGCGTGGTGTGCGATGAGCAGGCCACGCCTAGTCAAGATCAGTCCCTACACGTGGTCAATCAAATGGTCCAGGCACGAAGTCCTGAAGCATCACCCCAACGGGGATGCGTGTGGTGCCTGCGACATGGAGTCCATGAGCATTGCTGTTGACCCTGGCAAGCACGAGGACTACGCGCGGGCCACACTCCTGCACGAAATCCTGCACGCCTGCATCCGCAGCTCGGACCCCACGCTCGATGACGAGCACGAGGAAACCGTGGTCGCCGCAATCACCGGCCCACTGCTGTCCATGCTCAAGGACAACCCCGACGTGCTGGACTACCTGACGGATGACGCATGATGTGGGTGTCGTTTCTGTTGGCCGCGGGCAGTATCGCTGGGCTGTATTTTGTGAAACGTAATCCGCGCGTTGGCTGGGGTTGGTGTCTGATCATGGAGGTACCGTGGGTGATCTACGCGCTCAGCATTGGTCAACCAGCATTGGCCGTGTTGTGCGCGTTCTACGCAGCCGTTTACGCCAACAACTTGCGAGGGACTAAATGAAAAACATCATTGACTGCGTGCCTGACCTGACTCAGGCCGTGGACTATCGACCGATGATCACACATGAGTGTGTATGTGGCTCACCACTGTTCAGGGTGATCTGCGCATTCGCCGACAACGAGATTGCCCAATACTTCCTAGACATGGAGTGCATTGCTTGCGGGTCCAGGTATCACGCACCCACATTGGCCGATGACAATGAGTGACTACGTGGGTGATGGTGGCCCCATCATTGGCCGGCCAGCAGAAGTCTTGGTCCCCGAGGCTGACATCGCTGGGCTACTAGCTGTGCGAGGCTCCGCCTACGGCAGTCCGCTGATCAATCACCAGCGCATCGCTGACCTGTGGTCCGCCTATCTGCGTACTGAGATCAAACCTGAGCAGGCCGCAATGATGATGGCCCTGCTCAAGGTTGCACGCCTGATTCAATCACCTGACCACGCTGATTCCATTCACGACCTCGCCGGTTACGTCGAGGTGTACCGCCAGATCATTAACGAGAGCGAGTAAGTGGTTATGGGACCGGACCAAATAACACTGCACCACGGTGATTGCATTGAAGTTATGCGTGGCATGGCTGACGGCTCGGTGGACTCCATTGTCACTGACCCGCCTTACGAGCTCGGCTTCATGGGCAAGTCGTGGGACAGCACGGGCATTGCTTACAGCGTTGAGATGTGGACCGAAGCGTTGCGCGTGCTGAAACCTGGCGGCCACCTACTCGCCTTCAGTGGGTCACGCACCTACCACCGCATGGCAGTTGCCATTGAGGACGCAGGTTTCCAAATCCGCGACCAAATAATGTGGCTCTACGGGTCAGGGTTCCCAAAGTCGCACAACGTGAGCAAGGGGATTGACAAGGCGGCGGGGGCCGAGCGTGAAATGCGGGTCAACGAGCGGTGGGCCGACAAGTACCCGAATGGCCCTGGGGGCAACCTTTCGGGTGACGGTAGGTCCGAACACTACGGCCAAGCCAAGCGCATCACGGACGGCCCATTGCTCACTTCGGATCCTGTCACTCCCGCCGCGCAACAGTGGGAAGGTTGGGGGACAGCGTTGAAGCCAGCACACGAGCCGATTGTGTTGGCACGCAAACCCTTCGCCGGCACAGTTGCTAAGAACGTCCTGCAACACGGGACAGGTGCGCTCAACATTGACGGTTCACGGGTTGTTTCGGATGACGGATTTGAGAAGGCGTGGGACAATCCAGTGACCACCAACATTTCTGCCAAAGGCGGAACTTACATAAGCCAAGGAAACAACCACACCATTGACTTATCTGCCAACAAGCCGATTGGTGGTCGTTGGCCCGCGAACGTAATCCACGACGGCAGTGACGAAGTAGTTGACGGGTTCCCAGACAACGGGAGCGCGGCCCGTTTTTTTTATTGCGCGAAAGCCAACAAGCGTGACCGCAACGAAGGACTAGACGATTTTGAGGCAAGGTTCGCACCAACAATGAACGATGGTATCGGTGGCAAAGAACACAACCCTGAAACTGCATCAAAGAAACTTAACCACCACCCCACGGTCAAGCCCGTTGACCTAATGCGCTACCTCGTCAAACTGGTCACTCCACCCAAAGGCGTAGTCCTTGACCCGTTCATGGGTTCGGGCTCCACGGGCAAAGGCGCAGTCATCGAGGGCTTCAACTTCGTTGGCATTGAGCAGGACGCCGACTACCTTGACATTGCCCGCGCCCGTATCCAATGGGCTGGCGAGCAGGAAGTACAGCTGGGCATTGATGATTGAGCCCAGCGATGAACAGATAAAGGCCGCAGCGTTAGCGTTATGGCGTGCCTTTGATTATGCGCTACCCACTGACCCGCAAGCCCTCGCCATCTTGGCACTCAGGGCAGCCCTAAACATCAACGAGAGTGACTAGCGCGACTTCATGATGAAGTCAGTGAGCGCAAGCCGCATCACTTCACTAACACTGAGCCCTGTCTGTTCACCAATCTCACGCAACGCATCCCAAATGTCATCGTTAAGGCGAACACTACGGTGCGGGGTTTTGGGTTGATTCGCCATTAGGCAATCCTACCTGCACGCCTAATGGGTGGTGTCTTTGACATCTCAACACCAAATGACTCGCCGCACTTAGGGCACTGATACCACGACGACATTGTTCCCATCACCAGCTCGAAGCGGCGCGGGCGTTCACACTCACCACACTGCGTCCTGATCGTAAACTTCATGGCTTGCCTCCCCATCCTTCACCCTTGAACGACACACCAGGGGCCGAATAAATACGTGTCAATGATTCCTTACAGGTGTAGCACGTTCGCTGTTCGTCGCGTTGCTCAACTGGTACGCGCAGGATGGTGGTGTGTTCGCACCCACAACGGTACTCGTAAGTCACTGGCATGGTTCCTCCAAAGGTCAAACACTAAGCCCCCTCACCGACATGGTGAGGGGGCGTTGTTGTGTGTCTAGGACTCGTCCTGCACGATGATGTGCTCGCAGGTGTTGAGCCAATTCATAAGCACACCGATGAGGTCCTTGTGGCCTTGGTCGTCACGCATCCACACATCAAACTGGTCGTGCAGTGCGGTGATCAAGCGTGCCACGTTCTTGTCCGTGGGGTTGTCCTCGGCGATCTGCTCGCAGTCCTCGAACGCTTGGCGCAGGTAGGTGATGATTGCTTTGTCGCCGATGGTGGTGTCAATTGCTGTGTTCATTGTGCTTCTCCTTGTGTTGTGTGTGGGCTGGTGCACTTAGTCCGCGAGCGTGTTGCAGGTGGTGTGGCGGATAACCTTGACTGGACAAAGGATGCCAACGGTTCGCTTCTTGCCATCGGCGATAAAGCCAAACACGTGTGCGTCGTTTGTGTCCCAGACACCTTGAACAAAAAACTCATCATTGGCAGTCACAACAAAATCGCCTGCCTGAATGTGGCGGGAACCTGCGCCCCAAACCTTCCACCACCCAAGAGTGCCGGCTGCCATGCTGGGCTGAGTTGCAATTTCGTTCTTGATGGTTGCTGTGTCGTTGCTCATTGTGTGCTCCTTGTGTCTGGGCTGTTGAGATAAACCTAATCTGGGTGTCCCACACCTGTCAACACTTGTGGCAAATAAAGATTCTTGAGCGTGTCGCACACCTACGGCCCACGCCTAGTCAGGCACAGGAATACCCATTAGAGGGCACAGGAGCCGATCTGAGCCACTAACACGCGACACGCCGTCCATTAGGCACACATTCCTCAGTGTCCTTGCACACGGTCACAGGGTAGGTCTATGGTCAATCACGTCAGCCCAGCACAACCATCGGAGGAAACAATGCCTTACATCATCCACCCGCGGAACATCGCGATCTCGCAGCTCCTGGACGAAGGCGACGGCATCAACCAAGCCATCGTCATGATCGATCACCGCACGGAGGTGCCCTACATCGTGCACCTCAACGATGAGCAAGCCAGCGACCTTTACTACCAGCTGCAGCGCATCCGCAATCTGAGTGTGCAGGCCGCACTCATGGACGTCAACGCTGAAGCCATGCGCAAGATTCAAGCCAACGTGTTTGGGGACTTCTCATGACCGCGGACACCATCACCATCCTGCTCATGGTCGTTGCATCATCAGGCATGGCCTACTTCGCTGGCTACGTCAGCGCACTGCAAGACGAGCAACAACGCAGGAAGGCTGGTAAGTCATGACGTGGCACAACTCCGCGGCCTGCGCTGGCTACTCAGACCCCGACGCATTCGTTCCACACACCACGAGCGAACGTGAACAGTTGCGCGAGACGAAAACAGCTCGTGCGATCTGCGCGATGTGCCCTGTCAGTGACGAGTGCTTAACTGATGCCAAGAAAGAGCGTGACTTTTACACGGTGCGTGGTGGAACAGTGCCCATCGCCCGCGTGCCAGGTAAGAAGCAACAGCGACCATTACTACCAAGATCAGGGGAGGAAGCCATGTGGTTGTGGGACGGTGGACTTGGCCCTGAGCACATTGCGCAAGCAATGAACGTGAAGGTCGCCAGTGTTGAACGCGCGATCATGCGAGCCGGCATCCAGATTCCGTGGACACAGATGGGCACAACTTTTGAGCGGGCCACAGCATGACCGCGCAATGGCCAGAAGGTGAAACCTACAACGCGGA